TCTTGTATATCATTAAGAAATAACTGAACCACAAACACCCTTGCAGCATATACAAAATTATTTGCTTCGTAATGCCAAGCATGAAAACCACCTCCATCAGGTATTTTTTTAACTTTGACATCATATATTAAAAACTTTTTTCTTGATAAAATCGAATATTCATCTAGGTAGGAATTAACATATTTTTGAATATTTGGAAGAAACTTAACTCCAAAAGGTGAAGTGCCTAGCAAATTGTGATAAAACAGTCCTACTGCTTTGTGGTCTGTATTATGTTTTTTATCGTTATCTTGGAATAATAAGTGATTTTTTTGCAAAGACTCAATATATTCAATTAATTCATTACATTGGTCAGTTGTGAAGGCATTATCATAAACACCTATAAAGTCTTTCATTTTATTTTATGTGCATTAAAGCTAAGTGTTATTCTTAGTCGATCATGTTTGTCTTTTGATGAAGGTACAAAATGTCGGCAATCGGGAGTAAACAATAACAAGTCTCCCTCTTCAATTGTTAATCCTGTATCAGTAGAATATTTTTGAAAAAATGGATGCTCAAGTTTTTTACCTAAAACTTCTGTTGTGTAAGTAAGTGCTTGATCTTTTGGGTTAATAAACTCTGCTGGTCTATCATCTTTATCAAATTGTGCATAATATATACCTGATAAAAAAGTATTATTAGTCATATGTGTATGCACTTCTTGATAATGATACCACTCGTGAATATTAGTCCAATATGCAATATCGTAATTAATTTTTGGATAATTAAAATGTTGCATCCATTCATCTATATACTTTCTAAAACTTAAATTACCAGAAATATTAGTATTAATATTCCATGTATTAGCCCATCTCGCCCAAGGCAATTCAAGATCAGGATTATCTTTATATTGCTTTACTAATGATGGTACTAATAATTTTTTAAGTTCTTGGTGATGCTGTACTTTTATCTTTGCTACAAGAGAAGGGAAGAGAGTAAATACATTCACTTTTTAGCTATAAGACTTTCAAGAGCAGCTATGCCACCTCTTAATTCATGTATTCGTTGCTCACAGTTTTTAACAACTTGAGTAGCTTGTTTATAATTTTCTGCAACTTGTGTTAACTCAGAATTAAGTGCTTCAAGTTTTTGTTTTGGATCAATCGCCATAAATTTATATAAGAACTATTCAATACTATCAAAGAATTTAGTATTAATCTAGTATTTAATACTTTATGCACATCAAAAGTGCCACGTTTCTTGGTCTTGCCTCGCTACCGCCATTTGATGTAGTTCCATGCCTATGTCTTCCATCAAAACCAATATAATCTCCATCACCTCCATCAAAGTCTCTACCACGACCACCAACAGTATAAAATACACCAGATGGCCTACCATCACGTTCTTCTCCATTAAACTGACCCTGCAAATCCTTACTATTATTATTGTTATGGTTAATAGTTGTATTTGTTGTATGTGAATGTGACAAGTTTTGATTACCTTGTGAGGATCTTATTGATCGACCACTATCAACACCTCTGCCGTCATCAAGTCCCCTTACAAACTCTCCCCTTAAATCTGGTAATGATGATCCTACGACTGCATATAAATCTGAAAAATCTTCAGTAACTCCTTGAACAGTACCCGATCCGTTTGGAATAGAATCGCCATTTGCTTTTAAATAGCCTGTTGGAGCAGAAGACCCTGCATAACTAATTACTGTTCCTGTTGGATTACCACCACCTAAAGCAGCACCATTTATTGTCAATGCACCAACTACGTTTACCCCAGAGTTTGTTGTTTCTAAACGCTTAGTTGTATGAAAATACAATTCTGTCATTGCATTTTCAGCAACTTTTACTTTCCAGTTACCACTTTTATCTAAAAGTCCAAAATTAGTACCAGCACCATATACATAACCAGTTATACCAGCATTGTCCACCATATCAATTTGAACACTACCGTCATTATCATTAACTTGCACACCATGAGTTGTGGTTTGAAACGCTTTAAAGTTGTCGAAGTATAACTCAACGGCTCCATCATCTTTGAATTTAGCTAAATCCTCACCTGTTCCATATATTATTAGATCACCTGTTCCACTATTTTGTAAGAAGCTATGATTTCCATCGTGAAAAATTTGTAGATCATTACTATTTCCAACTAATATTTTATTATTATCACCACTAAACAAACCAGCAACATCTAATCTTCCATATACAGTTGCTCCAAGAGATGTAGTTTCAAACTTTTTAGTGTTGTCGTAATATGCCTCTACTGCTCCATTACCATTACAACGTAAACCTGTTTCTGATCCTTGTACTTGTAAAACAATATCATCGGCTGCTGACATGATAATGTCATCACCAGTATTTCTTATGTATAAATCGTTAGTTGCATTATCAATATAAGAATGTGTGCCATCATGGTAAAGCTCTAAATCTCCATAAGTTGCAGCACCAATCTGCAAACGATCATCGTTAGAAGAACTACTATCTCCTAGTTTTATATTGCTACCATTACTTTGTAAGTCACCGCCTAACTCTGGAGAGGTATCTTCAACAATGTTTGCTAATTTAGTTGCTATTGAGTTGGTGACAGTTGTTGAGAAGTTAGCATCATCTCCAAGTGCTGCTGCTAGTTCATTTAATGTATTTAAGGTACTAGGTGCTGAATCAGCTAAATTTGCGATTGCTGTATCTGTGTAAGCTGTTGTCGCAACCTTTGTAGAATTATCCCCTGCTGATTGTGTAGTTGCTACTACTCCGTTAGCTAATGTTCCAGATATTGTGCCTGATACAGCAAGATTTCCTGTAATACTTGTGTTTTCTTTTAATAGAATTTGAGTTGAGTCAAACAAAGCAATTTGCGTAGCAAAATTGGCTGTAAGAACTTCAACCCCTGTATCGCTGCCAAACTGTATTTTACCAGCACCATTATCTAAAAATCTTGAGTGAGATCCATTATGAAAGATTTTTAAATCGTCACTATCTCCTATTCTTATTTCTTCATTATCTTCCATATCAATAGTGGAAGGGGCAATTGTTTGATCTGCTATTAACGCAACTATTTCACTTGCTGTCTGATCTGCGGTGGCATTGCTTTCTATTCCGTCTAACTTTGTACCATCAGTAGCCAAGTCTCTGCCATCTACCGTTCCTGATACAGCAATGTTTCCTGTTACGTCTAATTTTTCTGATGGCGAATTATTTGCAATCCCTAAGTTTCCATCACCTGTAAACCTTGCTATTTCATTAGATAAGTTATCAGAAGTAATTATTACATCACGATTAGTATTGTATGAGTTAAGAAAAAGATTACCACTACCACCATCTAAAAATGATGAAAATGAGTTATCAGAATCAACTAGCGTTAGTCTTGGAGTTGCTTCAGTAATTGTTACATCTGAAGTAAAAGCTGGATTAATTTTTGATCCAGCTATCGCTGCTGAAGCATGAACGTCAACATTAAAAATAGTTCCGTCAGTAATACCTTTTCCTGTGACTTGTGTTAATCCCATAGTTAGCTAGTGTAAGGGCTTGTACCCAATATACTTGTATTCCATTGTGCTTTTAATCCAGCTACATCTGTAGCTGCATCTATAGCACTATCAGCAGGGGCATCTCTTAATGCGTTTTTCTTTGCCACGATAGCAGTTGTATCTGCTGAACTTTCTAATGCCCTTTGAAACTCAACATCAAGTTCTGCAAGTTTTGGTGTGCGAGCATCCCTTATCCTTGTTTTGTGTATTTCTTTAGCTTTTGCAAGGTCTACTCCAAAATTTGTACCATCATATGTCCAAGCATCTCTAAAGCTTCTATCAGTAGGACAATCTTTACCTTCAACTGTATATATAGTATTAGTTGTAGGACAATTTCTTATTTTTATTTCTTCTAATGTCAAATCTGTTTTATCAGCAGGGCATACAATAATGAGAATCCCATCATCATCTGTGTAGACAAATCTGTAATCTGATTTTGCCATTACCTATCTCCTATAGCAACAACCATAAGATGTCTTACATCTTGACCATTAGAGTTCATATCACAAGCAGCAGCATAAACATAATTAGTTACTAGATCTCTTCTTGTATGATTAGCTGCTCTAGGAGTTCTACTGGTATTACTATGATTATCCTCAATACAACCACAAACAACGCAATAATTTCCATTAGACATATCATCATCTATTGCTATACGAACTGTGTTACCTCCAACATCTGCAATCCCAGAAACATTGTAGCTATCTCTTAAAGAATGAGTACCTTGGGTATTAACATTAGCCCACATCGCAACTGAAGCAGTACCTAAAAAAGCCATTATGAAACCTCCGTTAGATTAAACTTGTATTTCTTGCCATTGCGTTTGTTAATCAAGAATAACGACTCATCACCTTCTTGTATAGTATAACTTCCCCAAGTTCCGTCAACGTCATTAGCACCACCTTCGTTAGATAAATTAAGGTCATTGGTATAGACGTTTCTCCAACGATAACTACTGTTACCTAAATCATAAGCATTATTAGCATAAGGATTTATGTCTCTCGCAGCAGTAATATCTTTTGTAAATTCAATACCTGTGGTGTAAAAATTAGCAATACTATCATTAAAAGCAGCACTACCATCTGCATAATGCGCTAATACTCTAAATCCACCTGACGTACCAGTTGGTACTATCATTCTAAACTGATTACCACCAGAGTTTATACTATAGCAATCTTGGATTAATTGATCCTTAAGATTTAGTCCGTAAGTGGCTGTCTCAAGTTTTGAAGAATTATTATGGTAAAGCTGTGCTGAACCACCATTAGTAAAATAAGCATAAGTTTTAGAAGAATCAGCATTTGCCAGTTCTAAATTACTTGCTGAAATTAATAATTTACCTGATGTACCCTCAGTAATATAAGCGTTATTAGCGTTTGTTCTAATTGTTAATCCAGTACCACCAAATTTTAAAAAATTACCATCATCAATCTCAATATTATTTCCATTAGCGTCAAGCGTACCTCCTAACTGCGGTGAACTGTCATTAACTAAATCTGCACCAATACCTGTAAGATTTGATCCGTCACCATATAATGTGTCTGCATAAACATTAGCCCAACGAGTTCCGTTGGCTCCTAGATTACGAGAACTGTCTGAGTCTGGTACAAGATTACCATTAAAAGCACCAGACATCCCAAAGTTTCCAGTTACGCTTACACCACTACTTGTAGTCTCAAGTTTTGCACTATCATTGTGATATAGAAAAACCGCACCAGAAGAGTTTGCAGTTATACGATTGCTATTGCCAGCAAAATTTGTAAGTGAAAATGCGTTTGATTGAAGTACTAATGTTCCAGTTGTATTAGTAATTTTACTATGAGTTCCATCGTGAAATAGTTTTAAATCTTGGCTTGCTCCAATCTGCAATGAATTGCTATCACTACCTAGTCTTACATTTGATGTAAAATTAGCACCATAAGAAGCAGTTTCAAACATCTTAGTGTTGTTGTGATAGAGAGCTACAAATGAGTCTTGAATAAATTGTGCTAAAGTTTCGTTTGCAGCAGCATTTTGTATTCTTAAATCATTAGTATTAATTTCTAAATGACCAGTACCAGAATCATTAATTATGCTTTTTGAACCATCATGATAAATTTCTAAATCTTGGCTATTTCCAATCCTTATCTTTGTATTATCAGCAAATCCTAGTGAATTATCTGATCTGTCAAAAATAATATCTCTACCCGATGTTGCGCCATCGAATGTAACGTCACCTGTAAAAGTACCGCCAGCTAAAGGCATTTTTGTTGCCAAGCTATTTGTAACTGTTGCGCTAAACGCAGCATCATCATTCATAGCTGCTGCAAGCTCATTCAGAGTATCTAAAGCTGATGGTGCGCCATTGATTAGATTGCTAATCGCTGTAGTTACATAAGCTGTAGTTGCAACTTTGGTGGTGTTATCTGATGCTCCTTGAGTTGTTGCAGTTACTCCGTTGGTGAGTACAGCAGAACCAGATGATAAACCACTAACTGCTGTGTTAAAAGCAGCTATATCAACTCCGTCTACTGTTCCAGATACAACAATATTTCCTGTTACACTAACTCCCGAAGAAGATGTCTCAAACTTTTTAACATTGTTGTGATATAAATCTACTGATCCATTAGAGTTTGCAATTATTGATTGCTCTGCTGTTGTACCCTGTATTTTAATGCCACCGTTATTACTCAATAACTGTATTTGACTACCATTCGCTCCTGTATTTCTTATATATGTAATACCTGTAGAATTATCGAGATAAGAATTTGTTCCATTATGGTAAATTTCTAAATCATCGCCTGTTCCAAGTAAAATTTTTCCATTATTACCCGAACTGTTATCAGGCATATCAATCTTACCACCAAGAAAAAGACTGTTAGATCCCGGTAGTTCAATTCCGTTTGCAGTAGTTTGAAACTTTAAACTGTCATCGTAATAAAGTTCTGTAGCTCCTTCCGGCCTAGCAACTAAAGCTCTATTATTACTATGAACTTTAAGACTAAGAACAGCCGTACTAGATGTATTTTCAATTATAAAAGACCCTGTAGAATTACTAATAATACTTTGTGTTCCACTATGATATAGCTGTAAATCATCACCTGTTCCAAGTTTTATTTTTGCATCATCTGGCATATCCAGATGGCTTGTTGATGTAATCTCTCCTGTAACATCAAGACCATCAGCACAATTTAAATTTCCCGGTATATCAATATGTCCATCAGTAAAGACAGTAAAACGATCTGCATTAGAATTTGATGCGTCTTGTATTTTGAATTTACCAGCATTTATAAAAAGTCTAAAATCAGAATCCTCGTTAGAATCTGTAAAACTAATTGTTGGATTTGTACCATATAAAGTTAAATTTCCAGTTGTGCTTATATCTTGACTACCAAAGTTAGGATTTATTTTTGACCCTGCTATTGCTGCACTTGCATTTACATCAGCATTTACAATAGTTCCATCTGCTATTTTTCCAGTTGTAACGCTGTTGTCTGCTGGTATGCCTAATCCAATAGTTCCATAAGTTACGATAAAAAAACTAGCTCCTGTCTCAGGTGCAGCAGCAAAAATAATATCATTTCCATCTACTGCAAATCCTGTACTAGGACTTGTTCCAGCGTTGGGTTTTTGTATTACACCGTTAACACTTACTAATAATTGTTGTGCTGAAACATCTGGTGGATTGCTGAGAGTAAATCTAGTTGCAGTACCGTTGAAGGTAGCACTACCACCGCCAGAGCCAGATGAGGATGATAATGTATTTATAAATATATCTGATCCTCCAGCACCACTTATCTCTGCAATAGTGCCATTATCTTTTTTTGTAAATAATTTTCCAGTATCAGTTCTTACCGCTACTTCTCCAACAACTAAATCATTAGCAGTAGGATCACTACCAGAACCTCTTTTAAGTTTAATTACATTAGCCATTGGCTTTTACCTCCTATGGCTTAATAAGTACCACCGTCTATATCGAAACCTGATACACTTCCGTTTTCAAGAAAAGTAACTAAATCTGACAAAGCAACTTGAACCATTACACCACTATCATTAATAACCATGCGATCAGCCGTAGCAAGTGTTGTTGACGTTGCTGATGTATCGCCATCTAAAATATTTAATTCTGCTGTTGTGACTACCGCACCATCTAATATTTGAACTTCAGCAGCACTTAAATCAGCTAAAGAGTTAGCTGTAGTTTGACCCATACTTGAAAGTTCTGTTAGTTGATCGCTATGAGGCTCAACATCTGTGCCAATTACTAAACCTAAGTTTGATCTTGCGTTAGAAGCTGTTGTAGCTCCAGTACCACCATCTCCAACTGCAAGTGTTCCTGTTATAGAACTAGCACCAAGATCAACAGCAATTTCAGCAGATTCAATAACAAGTCCACCATTTGATTTAAGATCAACTGACATTGTATTTCCTGACTTTTGCAAGCCATCTGCTGCTGTAATCTGACCAGCACCAGAGAATTGTGCAAAAGTTAAATTATTTGTACCTGTAACTGCTGAACCTTTATTACTTGTACATACAAAACCGTTATCAGCATTAGTAGTGCCTTGCTCTATAAAAACAAAGACTCCAGCAGCATCAGCACCAGAAGCTAAATCTACTGCTCTTGCTGGAGAAGATCCAACAACATAAATACCATTTTGAGTTGCTGTTGATTGATCTTTAACAAGAACACGATCATTGGTTGATAAGGTGACACCATCTAGCGTATCTCCATTATTAAGAGCAGTTGATATTGTTATGTTTCCTGTTGTTGCTGCTACGCACGAATCTTTAACATCAAGTCCTTGTGCAGTTGCCTCAACAAAACCCTTTGTTGCTGCATCTTGTGTATTAACTGGATCAGCTAAATCTGTAATATTCTGTGAGTTTAATGAAACTGAGGCTGTAGGACTAGCCATTTCATTTAATTTATTTGTCCTTACACCAGTATCGAAATCACTAATCTTTGTATGTAGAAGTGTTGGTATATCATCAGCTACTAATGCTCTAAATGTAGGTGCAGCAGCACTTCCAGTTGTAGGGCCACTAAGAATAGTATTTGCAGTTCTTGTTGTATCTTTGTCAAAAAATGCGCCTTTACCAAATGCTTTATTTATAGTGGTAGCTGACCCCCCAGCACCTCCTGTTCCTATACCGATATAACCAATTTCATTACCTTCAGCAAACGCTAACTCAGCATTTGCCAAGGTTGTCGGTGCAGAAGATCCAGTTGATCTTTTAATTCTTACTGTGTTTGCCATTTAAAAATTTCCTCCATCGACAAGATTTTCGACAGTACGAGTAGCATCTGCTTTAAATGTACCACTACTTTGGTTAAAGTACACTATTGAGTTGTTAACTTTAGCAGTATCATCAAGTGTTGCCCCACTTGTAGTAAAGGCTGGGCCTGCTGGCCCTTGAGTTGATACAGTTACAACGGATGTATCTCCTTCATTAACTGTAACAGTATTATTAGTGGAGGTAATGTTTACCGATGTCATGCTGTGTAGCCCTCACTCATAGTAATAGTTCCTTCTAAATAATACTCTTTTAAGCCATTAGGATCAGTTAGCAATACATCATATTTCAAAGATGATGGTAAAAATGTAGCTGTTTGTGTATCTGTAAGAGATATATCAACAGTTCCTAACCCTCTGTTTGTGTAAGTAACTGCGAAATCAGCATATTTTATGCTGCGTGTCTCTTCCCAAACTTGAGCTTCAACTGTATAACCATTTAAAGAAATAGCAGCATTATTAGAGTCCTTAAATACAAGTTGTACAGAATGATCTGATCTCCTTTGGATCGTCATATTATATGTACCCGGTGTTATTGCCATAATTAAATTTTAATAACGTAAAGCATTGCTAAGTTGCGAGGTCTTGTTTCAGAACCTCCTTCATCATCTATGTCAATAGTAACATCTGTATTAACGCTAATTCCAGTTGTCGCATCTTGTACTGAGTTTTGGTCAAAAAATTCGTTTTGTGTATCACCAGTTGGTACTTTGTTACCACTATTTGCGTCATCATCCCCTCCAAACAATATATGTCTATGACCGGGGTCAGTTACAACAGAATTAGCATTTGCATCTGCATCGTGGTCATGTGACTGAAACGCACCCCCCTGTGATGAACCTATTTGTCTATTACTATCTATTCCCCTACCATCGTCAAGACCTCTAACAAATTCTCCTCGTAAGTCTGGAACATTAAAATGACTACTATCAGCAGCACCATAAGTAGTACCTATTACAGCAAACAAAGCAGCGTATGTTCCCGACCTTGCATATGAAGCACCATTACATTTGACGTAACCTGTTGGAACTGAAGTGGCTGCCATACAAAAAATAGATCCAGTAGGCACACCAGCCACAATTTGAAAGCTTAAATTTCCAGATCCATCTGTTTGTAGAAAACCGCCATTAGTTATTGATGAAGGTAATGTAAGAGCTATATTTCCAGATAAAGATGACGGAGATTGTATTGATACAAAAGGAGAACCGCTACTATCTTGAAACCTTATAGGCAATGCGTTAAGCATATCTAAGCCAGCATTACTTATACCAACTCTTTGTGTACCAGCAGTAGAGAAACCCATTGTATTAGCACCCGACCTAAAAAGACCAGTATCTTCATCCCCATCAAAAGATAATGCTGGGCTACTTGCTCCAGAGCCAGCATTTAATTCTAGTGGGCCTGTTAGCGTGTCTCCAGCCCTTTTTACAAGTCCTAAATTATCTTCATCTAAATTTCCAACATCGAAAAAAGTAGGTGTAGTACCAAGAGTACCATCATTTCCTGTAGTGGATCTTATTAATAATTTTTTAGGACTAGAAGAACTATCCGCAACAAATTCACATGGCAAAATCTGACCAGCTTGTGCTTTATCTCCAAAATTATTTGACGCTTCAGCAGCTAACGCAAGGTTAAGATCTGCTCTGACACCAGCACCAGAGTTATTTGCAATATCTTTATTAGCTACTTGTGCCATTTAAAAAATACTTTCCCCCATATTACACCCCTTTGCCATATCCAACAGCTTGGAATGTAAATTTTTTATTTACTGGATTATTTGAACTGTCTAATATTTTTATGTTGAATCCTGTACCAGTAACTATATTCCCTGCTGCATTAAGAAAATCGCCATTTGAATCTGTTTTAATTACAAAATATTCGCCAGCAGCAGCACCCATTATTGTTATTCCCAATGAAGGTTTATATTGACGAAGCCCACCTAAACTAGAAGTGCCTACAAAAAATGGTTTTGCAAAAGTAACATCTAATCCGTTAGTCATACTTGTTGTGTGATCTAAAGGAAGAGTTGATGTTCCACTTCCTGTTTGATAACTCCTTTCAATTCTTGACTCAAATGATGCAACAAAACCAGCTTGAATAACATTAATATTATGACCTGTATTTTCAGAAGATAAGTTTAATCTAAATTGAAAACCTCTTCCTTTAAATGTTCCATTTGCAAAAGTGTTAAATGCTGTATATGTTGGCGAACCAGATGGATCTGTTTGAGTTGTTCTTACAACCATTTGAGCATTAACATCTTCAATCGCAGTACCATCGAAATTACCATTTGTTGCATAGTTATCCCATCCACCTCCAGCAGGCCCACCTAATTCTGGCGGTAAGTCTGGAATTTGTGTTTCAATAGTATTACCAATCTCAACTCCAATGGTCTGTAATATTCTTTTTAAATTTAGAGAGAATACACCACCTAGATCTATTGTATTTTGAAAATCATAAGTACCTGTTAGTCCATTAGTAGCTGCTGGGTTGGTGAGACTTAAAACATTACTTGAAGTACTTGTGCGAGTCTTAGTACCCGGATAATTATTATCATCATCTCTTTCTGTGAGAATTGCTTGTGTATCTACCATGTCTGGTAAATCTAAAATTACACTTGTTTCTCCTGTACTAAATCTTTCACCATCATCCCTAAATTTTAAAATATATTCGCCTTCTAAAGCTGGCACTACTGCCTCTGTAGTATTACCAGCAGCAGCTTGTACGAGATCTACAGAGTTAGCAAAAGTTCCAGTACCATCAGTCTTATTTGAGTGTCGTATGTAGACTCGACCTCCATGTAAAACGTCTGCATCAATAGATTTATCCCACCTTAATCTTACTAGCTTGTCGTTTACAGGTTCTAATGTAAGATTTTGTACATCATTTGGTACTGCTTTTTTACCTTCTGCAATGAATTGCGCTGTTGATGGACTTGATGATAATTGACCAGCAGCATTAAATGAAAATACTTTTATATCATAAGTACCAGCTTGGGTATTCATAAGTTCTATATCTGGTCTAAATACAATCTCAGTAACCCAGTTTGAATTTTGAAATCTATATTGGACTTGATATTGGGTTACTCCAGCTACAGGCTGCCAAGATATAAGTAATCTATTTATTGCGATATTATTTCTAACAACAATTTCTTCTAAAACTGGTAATTTTATAGCTGGTGCTGGTTTAAGTTCATTTAGTCTTGATATATTTCTAGCTGGTAAAGTAGGAAAGTCTACTGATTCTATATTGTTATATTTCTCAGGCCGATAAGATAATGCACTAATAGAATAATTTACACCATCCTGTTCTTCTACATTTACTACTCTAAAAAGTTGTGGTTCTTCTCCTGTGCCATCACTTTCTAATAACCAGATAGAGTTTACATTTGGGGTATCACTCAATGCGCTTGTAAGATTTATTTTATCTCCAACAACAGTACAAGCTTTTTTTTCAACAGTTCCATCAGGCATGATAACGCTTACCTCTTTATTACTACCTCCAAAGGTTTCAAGATTAAAAGTATCATCAACTGTAATTTGTGTTGTCGTAGCAGCTACAATACGACCAGATCTTCTATCTCCCTGTCTTACTGGATCATTAACAGCAATCACACTTCCCGGCCTAACTATTGCGCCTGCATCCATTGATGTAGCGAAGTTTATAACCTCACTTTCCTGTTCCTCCGAGAAGACTAATGCACGAGCTAAACGCTGCGCTTGACCCCTAGAGGTACAACCAAAACTTTTAATTTGCTTATAAACTATTCCAAGTTTTGCTCTTCTATTAACTTCTGCTGTACTGTCACCGTCACCATAAACCTCAAAATCTATCTCTCTTGAATCCATATTAAAATAGCTAACACTTACAACAGAATGTCTTTGTTTAAGACTTGAACCTGTATAACTAAAACCTTCTGGAGTTACATTAGCCAAGCTAAACAAATAACTAGGATCTGTAGGTCTATCTTGAACAATAGAAATTGAACCTTGTGACCATACAGGAATACATCTCATTATTGATGCCAAATCTTTAATAAGATCAAATGCTTCTTTAGATGATTGTATATTTACATTGCAACTAAATCTTGGCTCTTTACTTCCAAAACCATCACTAAGAAGTGTACTTCCTCCATCATTTCCAGTACAATATCTGCTGGCAGCAACAAAACTATATAGGTCTAAATTTTCGTACAATTCTGTATCGTTAGCTTGATTAGGAGCTATATGAGTTCCAAATCCATAGCGTTTAGTTGTAAGAAGATCTAAAAGTATCATTGCTGGATCACTACACCAAGTTGCAGCCGTCATTTGACCAGCAAAAACGTAATTTTCTGGATAATGTATAAAACCAAAAGAACTACAAGTTCCTAAACCTAATGAATCAGCAATAGTTTGATTAGAAACAACTGTTGGAGTTAAACCTCCATTTGCTGCTGGTATTCGTACTTTTATTCCTCTTATTCTGTATGCTCTTTTTGGTATTGCACTAAATTGCTCAGAGTCTATTCTTAATTGTGCATAAGCGGAGTCAGGATATGTTTGCGGATCATCTATTATCTCTTGCATAACAGAAACACTAAATTCATCTTTTAATGAATCAGTAGTACTATCTGCTGTTACTCGTAAAACTTTTATTGATGCTTGTGAATATGTTGTTGGTAGATTTACACGATATTCTTTTGAGTAAAGATCAGCAGATCTACCTGTAATACTATCTGTGATTTTGTCTATAAAAGTTCCATTGTTTGTTTGTAATTGTATTTTTAGATCAACAGTTGAACCTAATAAATCTCCATTATCTTCTGCTTTTTGTAATTGAGGAAAAGATATAGTTACTCTTACTGCATCCTTATTTAGAGATATAGCTTGTGTTACACCATTATTAGCAACTGTACAAGGTCTAGGAAAACCAGCTATAGGGCTTGAATTAACAGGACTACTTGATTCAATCCCCGGTATAACAGGTTGATTGTTTGTTCCATAACGTGCATCTAATACAACGCTTTGAAAATTAAAATCTGTATCTGATGGGCTACTGTTACTAGCATTTTCATTAAGTATTGGTGTGTCGTTGAGGAATATATCTTTTTGCGCTGCTGTTAGATAATCGGCTGAACTTTTAGAAATACCAGCTTTTGATGGTGTTGCAAATCCTTCTATCTCGCCTTCCGATAACAAGTCTTGTATTGTCGCAAACTGTTTACTATTTAAAGTGTCAGGCGCACGATACGGAGTAGGAGGAGTAGGAGGGCCACCAGCACCTTTAATGATTTTCTTTGTCATGCAACCACCTGATTCGTATCAACAGAAGCGGAGATTATGACAGATCCACACACCATTTCTCCATATACAATAGGATGTGCTGTTCCGGCTCTTGATGTATTTTGCACCCCTGAGAAGTTGAAAGATATTCGTGGGTCATCTTCTGGCTCATCAAAATCAGGTAATGGAAATAATATCTGAGAAACACCATTTAAAACTAACCCTGCACCAATAGCACTTATAGCAGAACCTACAGCAGTACCAATACCAGCAGCAGTAAAACCTACTGCCTTTGTAGCCCCAAATGCGCTAGTTGTTCCAAACAAGCCAGCACCCGGAAACAAGAAACTAGCTCCTATCAAAGCACCACCTAATAGGATTTGCTGAAAATTACTACCACCAGCACCACTAATAACAGGCACAAAATGTATTTCTGATTTTCCTACAGGATCATGTATTTGATCTTTATCTAATTCATTATCTCCAACTATTACTTGATAATATCTATTACTCATATATGCTTCTAATTTTGGAAAATTTGTTATTAAAAATTTAACCGCTTCTGCTGTTGTTTTTACAACAGCCTCAAATTCATCTTGACCTAAAAACTCAGCAAGTTCCCCATGTA